GGCAGTTGTGGAGATGAAACACTTTGATCTCAAAGGGACAGTTGAGCGTATGCGACATGGACGATTCTATAAGGATGAATTGGTGGTTGAACTCACTCAAAAAGAACGCGAGTTCAAAAGAGCAGCGCGATGCTTCGGGAAATTACCATTTGCAGTCCGTACCTTTTTTACCTTAACAGAGTACAATATCAAGGAAAAATTTATGAAAGAATACCTCCCACATCAGACTATGACCATGTCTAATGCTGAGCAGAAGAAGAGATTGTACGATCTAGTCAGGTATCATGATAAGCCAAATCGAGTTTTGGTCGAAGCCGACTTTTCTCGATGGAACCTCAAAATGTGCCCGGAAACTGTAGATCCAGTAGCGGGTGAGCTTGAGTGTATTTTCGGATTATCAGGTGTCTTCTCTCAGATTCACCATTTCTTCTCGAAATCAACTTTTGTGCTGACCGATAAACATTCGCTTCCGGAATTCGCAGATCCGACTATTCCGATTACAGAGTGGCGCGAAAGCGATCTCGTTTGGAGAAATCATAACAAAGGAATTGAAGGCTTAGCTCAAGGTTTGTGGTCATTATTAACAATTGCAATGGTGATGTGGGCATTGGAACCATTGCATGTAAGCTTCAATCTAGCTGCACAAGGCGATAATGTCGTGTTCTCTTTTGATTTTAATCTTCAGAATGGCACTCTCGCAACCCAGTTACGTCGGTTACTTGCGACTTTGGAGGTATCATGCAAATGGTTAAACCACACCATGAAGCCAGAGGAGTGTATCGATTCTCGAACTGTATTGACATATGGTAAAGAGATTTATGTTAAAGGAGCGCATATTCTCTATAATTTAAAGTTTGCTTCTCGATCCTTTAGGCGAGATGACACTGACATTCCTTCATTAAGCCGCGAAATCGCGTCTGCAAATGCCATAGCAATGCAATGTGCCGACAGTGTTTACAGAACACCTCTGGCGATGTTCTGGCGATCATGGCTTGTCTTCCGTGTTCTATTTGCATCGAGGGACCATTTATTACAAGATACAGATAGCCGAACACTGACCCGAGTTCTCCAAAATCCGTCCTCTCGTCAATTAGTAGCTCTCCTTCCGGGAACGCTTGGCGGGTTCCCTAACTTGGGATGGACTCGATTCTTCATGAAAGGTGAAGTGGATGACCTTTCTTGGGATGTTCCTGCAGTTCTTAAGATTGGTGAGCTATCTCCGGTGTTAGCGTCAGATTTCAGGTACACACTGCAAGGAGCTTACTTTACGAAACACCCATCCTTACGATCCTTAATAGATGATCCCGGTTCACTACCTTTCTCACGACCATCAGACTTAGCAACTATACTTAAGAAACAAGTCGAGTTAGCTCTCCCACACATCACAAAGAACTGGTGGATCAAACAGATTCTTACATCCGATTTGACTAAATCAGGATTACTACTGAAGGATACATTAGCCAAAACATCGCCTCTTTACCCAAAAATCATGTCCGATATTGTCACTTTGTCACCATATGGCGTAAAACAGGCACTTTTGGGACGGTTTGTCATGACAAGAACAATAACGAAGATTTCTGGAGCTAACCCTTTTGCCAAAGCTGTTCGACAAGGAAACAGTGATATTCTCCGATATATCCTCCATCGTGCAAACCTTGCTGATCGCAAACCTCTAACCGCAAGCCGATTCAGTCCATATAAAGCTTGTGACATCTTGAGAAAATACTGGGGAATTAATGTCGAAAACCGGAATATTGGTGTTTATACTCCATTCGAATATAAACTCTCTATCCCAGATCCAAACCATGCATATATTAGTGCGATAAGTAGAGCTCAAACATCAACTGACATGATACTAACTCCTGGACCCTACCCTCCAAACTTCGGAACACAAACACGAGCAAAAAAAGACGATCATGGGGTTAAAGTAATGAAAGCCACGTCGACATTACATCAAATCGAACGTCTCGTTCTTATAGCAAGCCAACTCTCTGCGGACAGGAACTTGCGAGATGTGATGTCATCGTTGACTTCTGCGAGGTGTCCATGGACTATTGACAAACTGTCAACGTTTATGCCAATCTCATTCGGCGGCTCAGCACTACACCGACATGAATATCTAAACCAGGCAGCATTCGCTGTGCTCGGTTCTAAAACTGTTCCAACCCACCTGAATTTCTGCTCAGACCATGCAGGGGTTTTAAGTTCTGGAGGAGTAGACATTCCGATTGTCTTTCAAGCGTTCTATCTCACTTTGACTAATTGGTTCCAAGTTTTGACGCAATGCTCGGTAGATATAGAGAATGCCGAATTAGCCTATATTTTATCAGATGATTACGAATCATTACCTGAGGACATAGTAAGTTTAGCTAAACCATATAAGGTGTCTTGGCCATCGTTTCATCAGAATCAACTATTGTT